CATTATGCTAGTACAATGTTGCATGATGACCTCACCACTAGGGTTAACGAAATCTATACAAATTGTAAAGCTGATTTTACTGTATTTAACTCTGTAGACTACTCTAAGGCTACGGACCTACTAAAGAAAGAAGCATCTCTTGCTGCCTTTTCGGCACTAGAGGGAACTCCCGATTTTGATTTAGGTCTCCATTCCTTGAGAACAGGTAGAGCGTTTTATAAAGATTTAGATAAAATTGCATTTCTAGAAGAAGGACAGTTGATGGGTCACCCCTTGTCTTTTCCTCTATTATGTGTTATAAATCTTGCAGTTTATTTTCATGCAATCAAGCTATGGTATGAATCCGGAGATTTTACCGAAGATCGACGCCGAAAAGCGAACTTACTCAGATCGAATGTGTTAGTGAATGGTGATGATATGTTATTCATGTCGCCCCCTGACTTCTTTCCTTTCTTTCAGAAAGTTGCTGATGACGCCGGTTTTAAGTTATCTCAGGGCAAAAACTATTGCAGTCCTCATACATGTATGATGAATTCTCAAGTTTTTACTGTCAACAGTGATAGTATGAAACGCGTAGGTTACTTCAATCAGAAGTTGCTCTGCAAGAGTTCTCTTAAAGATGGTGAGAGCTTAGCATTACCGACTCAGATATCTCGAGAGATGTCTAAGATGGTTAGTCTTAGCCCATGGGTTAATGCCGCTGTTCCTGCGGTCCTATCCAGGTGGAAGAAAGATTTCAAAGGCTGGTTTCAGCCCAATTGGTATCTTCCTGTCCATTTGGGAGGATTTGGTATGGATCGACAATTTGGACCTCCAAATATTTCAGTATCTAGAACTCAACGTTCTATTGCTGCACAATTTGTAAAGGATCCAAAATTGGCGCTATACCATATGGCCGGAATGACCATTCCTCTTAAGGATTTGGGAAATGCTTTGGCTAATTGGAAAATGGTTTATGGGGATTATGTCCCGAGAGAAGGTGAACGTCTAGACGTTGAGGATTCTTGGCTTGCTAAACTCGCTTATGCGTGTCGTGCTTCCCAGGAGGACTTGGCTGTCAAGAATCGCATCATTATCCCGAGATTGAAACCTCGGTGTCGTTTGCACCCTATGTCCAGAGATGGCATTGAACGATACTGGAACGCGCAAGTCTTTGCGTTCGGTTTACCAGTCTGTCCTAAAATGAACACGCTTCCTAGTCGATTTGCTAAAGTCATGCAAAGACACTAAAATGCGTATGGGGTTAGTGTGTGTAATTGCCCAAAATCAGTGTTCGCGTGGTCCTTAAGTGGACCCCGCTTACTTAATAATTCTGTGCTAATCAAAATGCCAAGAGACTACACGGCGCTCCCTCCAGTTCTTCCGGAGGTTACACATTGATGGATAGTCCCTCTTCATGTGAGGTATCCCATATTACATGAAACACAATAAGTTAGTTACAGTCAAGAGAACTGTCACTCAACAAGTTCCTAAGAAGGAAATGAAGAATAAAGTTACTAAACGTAAAACGAACAAATCGAATTCCAATAATGGTAAAACTGCATTAACACAGGCCGGGTCCGCTTTTCAAAAGTGTACCCTTGCACCTGCTGATTTTACAGTAAACACCGGATTTGAAGGGATCCCAGATGAGTATGATGGATTAACAGTCAGCAAAGCCTTTAAGCTTGTTGGCAGTTTTCCGTCGTACACGACTGGTAACGATGTTTACATCGTTCAGCTTCCCATTCCTGGTGTTGCCTATCTTTACGGTCAAAGGGCTGCCGGCTCTGCTGGCGCTATAACTTTGACCCAAGTTTGTTATGACGATGCCTCTACGCTTCTTGCGCCTGGTTTGGAAACCAATAATGTCGAAGCCTTTAGATATGCTTCTAATGTTATTGAAATTATTCCAACAGTCAACGAGATGACTTGGGGCGGGTCAATACAAGTTTGGAAATCACGCGTCTCTCCGGCAGTGGGGGTAAATGGCACTATTTCTAGTGGCTCTTACTCTTCCCTTACTATCATAGACGGTCTTGGTTCAATTAACACGGTTAAAGCTTCTTCCGTATTCCCGTTTATTGATGGGTGTTACGTTCCTGCTTTCAACACTGAGTCGAATTATGTCTGGACTCCAATAACTCCTAATTGTCCTTGGGCTGATTTGAATACTAATATTTCAAATTCAGCTCCTTCAGCACGCGACGCTATCATTGCTTTTGGCACTGGTGCCCCAATTAATTTTGTGGGCATCGGTACTTTTGAAGCAACTTTTATTAAGATACCGGCCGCGATTGCTAGCCAGACCGCCGTAATTAGGTCTTGGGCTTGTGTAGAATTCCAAGTGAATCCACTGTCCATTCTTTATGATTACGCTCACATGTCACCTATTTGCGATCCTGTCGCCCTTATGATGGTGAAAGAATTCCATAAATCATTACCTGCCGGCGTTTGCTGGAAGGATAATGCTTCATTTTGGGAATCTTTCCTTCTTTGGAGTAAAAGGATTACTAATATAGGTAAACTTGTGCCTGGTCCTGTCGGTCAGTTGATGGGTGGTTTTAACCAACTCATTACTGAAGGTCATGGACTCTGGTAAGGCGAGTTATTATTTTGACTTAACTTAAATTAGCAAACCCTCCCCGGTTACCCGGAGATAGATATTTGACAAAGAGTATACATGACAGGCT